AGCAAAAAGAATACACCTTACAATGTGTGGAGTACTATATTAAAAATTTAAAATAACAAAAATGGAAAACATCAAAGAATTAATGGATTTTTTAAGCACGTTTGATAGCAGTACACCTATTGCAATGGCTATAGAAAGTCAATCTAACTTAAAGCTGCAACCGGTAGCAACTACTATAGCAGATTTTCAGGATACTAAATCAGGCGAGGCTTTCCAAATTTTAGTATTTATAGCAGACAATACAAATTTTGAACTTAACTAATCAATAAATCAATAATCACATGAAACAAACCACAATTCAATTTGACAAGAGAAAAACTCAGCGTGTAACTATTCAAAGATTACAGCAGGCAGTAGATTCTATTGCTAATGGAACGCAACTAACTGAGGCTATTAGATCTCAAGGCTTAGGCATATCCTTTGCAAAGTTTTTGATAGCTGCTAGAATCTTAGCGCGAATAGACCATAAAACTGTTGTAGTATTAAAGCCAAAATTGGAGCGTAAAGATTTCTACCGGATAATGGATATTCAGACTAAGGATAATCTTAAGCGCAAAAAGAATAGAGATGCTATTTCTTTCTATGAGCAGAAAAAAGACAGCCCATTTATTGGTAGAGTGCCATTACCCAGCGAGGTTAATCTTCCTCAAGAGATTCAGTCAGTAAGAGTTAGAAGTAAGGGAAGAGTTAAAAAAGCTGTAGCATTGCCTTGGTGGAAAAGATTTTTGTTATATTTGGCAAATCACTAATCAATAAACCAAATGATGACTATTCTTTTAAAGCGCATAGAGGCGCTAGAGGAGAGGGTTAAAGCGCTTGAAACAAAGCGCTCTACTTCTACCAAATTCACACCCCCATCACTATCCGACATCATAGCCTACACAGATGATGTAGTACTGTCTAAGAAATTCTATTGCCATTATGAGAGTAACGGTTGGAAGGTAGGCAAGAATTCTATGAAGAGCTGGAGAGCTGCTGCGGATCAGTGGATAGCAAGAGATATTAACGCTAAAAAAACAGAACAAGATGAGCAAAGAATTGGGCGTATCACAACATCCGAACTTCAGTCGTTTACTAAGCGCTGAAGAGAAGAACATCGTGGCATGTATGAGCTCAGATAAGCTCATAGGATTAAACGAGCAGGAGTTTAGAGAGCTCATAGCTCAAGCTGCTGTAGTTAATGGCATTAAATCTCTGCCTTCAGACATTGAAGTTAGCCTGCTAAAGCAAGTGGTGTTAACTACCTACATGCAGCTCTCAGTTAAAGATTGGCAAAATGCATTTCTCTACAATGCAATAGGCAAAGACTTTGAGCGAGTAGATGCATTTAACTTATTTAGCGTAGCCTTTATGAGTGATGTATTTAAACGCTATGAGGAATACAAAAGCAAAGTGTGGAGAGAGCTTAATAAGGCGCTTGTGTTACCCGAACCTGAGATTGTAAGAGCTGAACCTACTGATCCACTAACTGCGCTGCATGCTGACGTTCAAAGATGGAAAGAAGGTAAAGAGAGCTGGGTAGAGATTGCTGCATCTTACAACTGTCAACGCTTGTTTAGGAAGGGCATCTATAAGAAATCGGAGTGGGATGCAGAAGTATGGGCTAGATTTGATGATTTAGCTAAGCAGAAAACAGAGGCTAAATTTAAGGCAGCACAACGAGTAGTATTAGGCCCATCTGCACAGGAAGAGTTCGATGGCTATCAAAAGATAGAGCTCAGCAGATTAATTTACATAGACATCATTAAAAAAATAATCAATGGCTAAAGATTGGACCATAGAAGAAATGCAATATTTGGTTAATCACTACGCTGATAACTTTACTGAAGATGTAGCTAAGGCTTTAAATAGAACTGTTAGCGGAGTGTATGGTAAAGCTTATTCACTTGACATAAAAAAGAGCAGGCTGCATCATGAGAGAGTAATGGCTAAGACTTCGGTAAAGCTAAAAGAAAATGCTAAGATACACCGTTACGCTAAAGGTCATGAGCCTGCTAACAAAGGAAAGAAAGTAGCTGTTACTACCTATAACAAATGTGCTCCAACAATGTTTAAGAAAGGTAATAAGCCTCATAACTTTAGGCCTGTAGGTAGTGAGCGTTTAACTAAAGATGGATACCTGGAGCGCAAGGTTGCTGATCCTAAAACTTGGAAAGGTGTGCATGTTTTAGTATGGGAAGCTGCACATGGTCCGGTACCTGCTAAGCATAAAGTTATATTTAAGGATAACAATAAGTTAAACAATGAGTTAACTAACCTTGAATGTGTGAGTTACGCTGATTTAATGCGTAGGAATAGTATAGTTAGATACCCAGCGGACCTAAGATTCGCTATGAAAACACTTAAAAAACTAAAAAAACAAATCAATAATGGCAAGGAACAAGATTGAAGATTTAAGAAATCACCTATTTGAAGTAATCGAAGCGCTTAAAGATGGAGATATTGACATGGATAAGGCTCAGACAATAGCAGATGTAGCGCAAGTAATTGTGAATAGTGCTAAGGTAGAGGTAGATTTCATGAAGGTAGTGCATGGTAACGGCAGTGGCTTTATTCCATTAGATAACCGAGGTAGCTATGAGACTGCTAAACAAATAACAGTAGGAGGGGAAGATGAAAAGGTATAAATTTATTCACCCTATTACAGCTGATGAGCATATTATTGAATGTGAAAAATTACAGAGAGATGATGGTTATTGGGAGTGCTACATAGATGAAAGAATACATCATCAATTTCCTATATCTTGGGCAATGATGAAAATAGATTGAACATTTCTTCCACTAACAAATAGGTGTTAGTAACTAACTTAAAGAGCTCAGCACTACGCTGGGCTTTTTTATTAACCTTTATCACATGAATCTATTTAGAAGAAAGAAAGAGGAGCAGATAGATTTAAACGCTAAGCTACTGCCCGAGCTATGCAGCTGCACTATTATACAGTGGAATTACAGCGAAGATATAGGCTTAGAAGCTACGTACGCTGAGGATATTCCATTCATGTTTGACGCAAGAAAATGCGTAGGCATTCAGGCAGAAGTAGAGTTTAGAAAGGATGGTACTTACTATGTTGGCGAGCGCACTCTAGCGCTTATGCAGGGCATTGACAATGCAATAGTTATTGATGTGCCTTATAACCAATTTAAAAAGAATTTTCAGGAGCTTAAATCTAACATAATCACAAATGATTACATCATCTCGCGAGGGTAGAAATGTCATAATTACAACGTGCGAAAGCGCTGATAAATTCTTAATGATGAGTGATCTGCATTGGGACAATCCCCATTGCGATAGAAAGCTGCTCAAAGCTCACTTAGATAAGTGCTTAGCCGAGAACATTTACTTTGCTGTTAACGGAGATTTGTTCTGCTGTATGCAGGGCAAATATGATCCAAGGCGCAATAAGAATGATATTCGCCCGGAGCACAATGTAGCTAATTACTTAGATGCTTTAGTAAATACTGCAATAGATTGGTTTAAGCCATACGCTCATTTACTTGTATTCGTTGGATATGGCAACCATGAGACTGCTATAATTAAGAACTGTGAGACTGATTTGATAGAGAGATTTGTAAGCGGATTAAACAGAGAGGCAGGCAGCAATGTATTAGTAGGTGGCTATGGTGGATGGTGGATACATAGAGTAAGCAAGGGTAAGAGCAGCAGCTTTACTTTCAAAACTAAATACTACCATGGTAGCGGTGGAGGTGGAGTAGTTACGAAGGGAGTAATTCAGAATAACCGAATGGGTGTAATGATAGATGGAGCAGATTGCATTTGGACAGGCCACGTGCATGAACTTTACCACCATGCAGATATGGTAGAGGAGTTAAGCTACAGTCCAGGCAATGGCTATAGAATCAATATGAGATACGTGCATCACATTAGAACAGCAAGCTATAAAGAAGAGTATGATGAAGGGTACATGGGCTTTCACGTGGAAAGAATGAGACCTCCTAAGCCACTAGGCGCTTACCTATTAGAATTAAATTTAGAAAGAGTTAGAACACCTGTAGATTCTCACATCATTGTACCTAATTTTGTACAATGGCGGGACAAATAGATTACAACTTTAAGCCACTAACAAGGCAATCAGAAGCACTTAAATTTCTTTCAGTAGATTCAGACGTTGAAACTATCCTCTATGGAGGAGCAGCAGGCGGTGGTAAAACTATGCTTGGCTGCATGTGGCAAATCTTGAGGCGCTTAAAGTATCCAGGTACACGCTCACTAATAGGCCGAGCTAAGTTAGATACGCTTAAGAAAACTACCATGGCTACATTCTTTCAAGTGGCTCATGAGATAGGATTAAAAGCAGGCGAAGATTTCATTTATAATCAGCAGAGCCATATCATTAAGTTCAGCAATGGCTCAGAGATAATCTTAGCCGATTTATTTCTCTATCCCTCAGATCCAATGATGACCGATTTAGGTGGCCTTGAAATTACAGATGCATTCATAGATGAAGCTACAGAGATTACTGAGAAAGCTTATTCTATTGTTAGCTCACGTATCCGGTACAAGCTTAATGAGTTTAATCTTAAGCCTAAGATTTTACTTACCTGCAACCCATCTAAAGGTTGGATCTATAACCAATTCTATCTACCTTATAAGAATCAGAATCTACCTCAGCACCTTGCATTCATACAAGCTCTACCTGGAGACAATATACACTTACCCGATTCATACGTAACAAGCCTTACCCGTTTACCTGAAGCTGATAGAAAGAGACTATTAGAAGGGGATTGGGAATTTGATAACAGCTCAGATAGATTATACATGTATGATGAATTAGTGCGCTGCTTTCGTGAGCCAATGAATGTAGGAGAGGGATACATCACAGCAGATATAGCGCGATTGGGTAAAGATAGAACTGTGCTGTGCGTATGGAGAGGTTTAAGCTGCATAGATATAGTAGTGCTTAAGCAAAAGCGCCAAGATGAAGTTAAGGCAGAGATACAGAGATTAATGAATGAGCATTCAGTTAGGCTATCCAATGTGCTAGCAGATGCTGATGGGGTAGGCGGTGGCCTTGTTGACAGTTTACGATGCAGAGAATTTATGAATGGCAGTAAAGCTGTGAGAGGCACTCAGTACATGAATTTAAAAGCAGACTGTTACTTTAGATTAGGTGAGCTGATAGATAAGAATGAGATTACCTTTCCTGTTAAATACCAAGAGGACATTATCAAAGAGCTTGAGTTAGTTAGGCGAGTAGATCCCGACAAAGAAGGTAAGCTAAGAGTAACGTCTAAAGACACAATAAGCCAGCGCACCGGGGGCATATCTCCCGACATTGCTGATGCCATCATGATGCGAGCTTACTTTGAGCTGAATCGTAACTACACTAAGTACGCTTTTATCTAAAGAAAAGTGTAATCCATTACATTTATTCGTACTTAAAAGTGTAATAGAGTCCCATTAAAG